TGACAGGTGACCAGCTATGGCGGCAGTTATACCCACCACAATATACTAGCACACCAAGCCCTTGACCATTGTCAAGTTTTCTCATTTGATCCTTGGTAACTACCAAGCCAATGAGTTCACGACAAAAAGGTCTTGTTATACCGTCTTTGGGGCCTGTGTATAGATAATGGTCAAGTCCTGCGTCTTCTGCAACAAAGGCAGTTATTGAACGGCCAAAGGAAGATATTTGGGTCTTAACTTCTGTTAGCTGCCTACCCATTGCACTTTCAAGTTGTATTTGGAGATTGCTTGCTATGATTTCAGCTGGTACTTCCAAGATTGCATCTTGTAGACCTCTAGCAATACTTTTCTTGACAGGTGGCAAGATCACATCTTCAAATACTTGTTTGGCTATCATGGCTTGAATTGCTTGCATGTTTGAAGCAATGTTTGAAAAGTCAAAATCTGTTCTTATCGCCAATATGCCTTTTTGAACAGCCTGTCTTATTAAGTCAGTTTGTTCAATAAATTCATCAACAGCAAGGCCAAGACCATTTTCAAGAATGAACTGCATAAGCTGTTCATCAGTGTAGTTCATTATGGTTTCAACTCTTGCTGTCTTAATTGCTATTTCCATAGCCTTGGAAATGTCCAAAGCTCCTTGCTTCAAGGACTTAGCAAATGCCTGTTCGGCCTTCACTTCTGCCTTTAGCTGGTCACGTCTTGCCCTTGTCAATGTGGCCATTGGACCTGACTGACTTTTTGCCTGTCTTGTCAAGTCCTCTATTGCTTCTTTATCTGCATCATTCTCAGCAAGTAAAGATATTTGTTGACCACATGTACAAAGCATCTTTCACCTTATAGACAGTCAGTGATAATAAAACCAAGATTTTGATCAACTGCATGGAAGGTATTGACTTCTTCACCCCAAACATAACGACGTGTTTTGTCTAGGCTGTCATATTGACCGCTTACCATATCAGAGAAGGCAAGGTTGAGAGCAGCAACAGGCATACCTTTGACGTTTCCGCTCTTCTGAACGATAGCATCAGAACCACGAAGAATACCCATGAATAAGCTGTCACCTGTCCAAATGTAGCTTTCTGAAGAAGTAGCTCCTGGGACTGCAGTATCTTGACGAGCTTGTCCAACATAGATGTTTGGAATACCAAGAACATCACGAAGAACAGCAATGACCGCTTCATCGTTCAAGATACGATTACCACTAGCGATACCTGCAGTTGAATCACCAACATAACCACGAACTTCTGGGTTACGTGCAAGCTCTCTGAAGAGTTGACGACCAAAGATCAAGGTGTCGGGGTTGATTCCATGTGCGTTCTCAAAGACGGTATCTTTAAGCTCATGTAGATAGCTAAGACCTTCAGCACCTGCAGCATTGAACTTAGTACCAAATTGACCAATAGAACTATTGTCATTGAAGTTAGCAGTACCAAATAATAAATCAGCCGCTCGCTTCTCACGTGCAAGTTTCATCACACGTGCAACCTTCTTGGCAATACGTGCTTCTTCACTGCCAGGATATTGGCTGTCAAAGATATCTTCCATTGCGATTGAATCGCTTGCTGAATAAATCTTGGCTTTGAAGGTTTGGCTTGAACGGTCAAAGCCACCAATAGAAGCACGACTTGAGCCAGGAGCTCTCTCGATGTCAAGGCCTGCACCTGCTCCCATAAAGTTGCGGGTGTTCTCAACTAAAAGAGTGCCTGAACGCTCGGGAACTTTGATGGTCTCAAGAACCTTGTCAGCGATAAGCTGGTCATCACTTGGAACAGCTTCTTGAACAAGGCTTGTTAAAATTTGGTCAACGGGGTGTAAATTAGCGTATGAACTAGCCATGTTTTAAGCTCCTTTATGGAAGTAGGTTGCAAGGGCCTGTGAACTTAATCAAAATTTGATCACTTGCACTTGCTGAAGTTTGGTTGATGTTAGGTAGGATTTGACCAATGCTGTAGTTTCCTGTTGTTGCATGAGTAACAACTTTCCCATCAGTGTCAGCCATAACAAGGGAAACAGTGTTGGCAATGGTTGCACCTGCAATCACACGACTTACACCTTGTACAAGAACTTCCACACTGTCACCGCTTGCACAAGCACGTTGTGCAATACCAACGCAACGAGCATCAGTAGCGGCATCAGTAATAACAATTTTGCCAGCTGTGTTAACAGAAACAAGGGCAAACTCAGTGATAGCTTCTGCAGCTACAAAAGAATTGATAATATTTGACATGATTAAGCTCCAAAGACCTTATTGTAGTAATCTGGGTTTGATTTAGCGAAAAGATTCAAGGCTTCTGAATAGCTAACTGATTTTTCACTAGCTAGCTTTCTTACTTCTTGGTCAAGAGTAGCCTTATTAATCTCTTGACCACTTGCACCATGACCAACCTCTACCAATGGCACAGCACTGTTGGAAGGTCGCTCTGAGAACATAGTCCAAAACTCACCTTGAAGTTCACGAAGTTCAAAGGCCTTGCCAGCAACTTCAACTTCACTTGGTGTAATCTTGCCTTCATTAAGAAGAAGATTGACCGCTTCACGCTTTTCAACCTCTTTCTTTTCGGCTTCAATAGCTTCAAGACGCTGTGATAGTTTAGCATTGTTTTCACGCAAGGCTTGGACTTCACTAAGAAGGGTTGACTCAGTCAAGGTCTCACTCATCTTGTAAGACTTCTTTTCTTCATCTTCCATCATCTTTTCAGCTTTATCTTCTTCTTTAGACTCCGCCATCTTTTCGGCTTTGTCTTCTTCTTCCATCATGGTTTCTTCTTTTTCGTCAACCATTGCGGCTTCTGAATCTTCCATCATGTCTTTCATTTTCTGTTCAAGTTCCTTGACCAATGCGTCTTTAGCGACAAGCATTTGTCGAAGTTCTTCAACAGACAAGGCTTCAATGTTATCCATTGATTCTGTCCTTTCGGTTAAAAGCACCCGACCAATCTTGTCATTTGATTGAGCAGGCCTAGGGGTAAGGGTTATTGCTAAAAGTTGAGCACTTCCAATGGGGTCTCCACCATCACGGGCGAAGACATCACCAACGATAAACTCAGGTGAAGACCAAAGAACACCACCTGCAGACTTGACCACGTCAAGGCCTCTTTCATTATAAGCTGGTGTTGCGTAAAGGCCATCTTCTCGAAGTTCAATGTCTACGATCAAGCCAAGTGCGTTCCCACTTTCGGGTGGTGCTGGGTGTCCACCTTGGAAGGGGCTTGTTGCATGCTGCCAATCAATAATTACAGGATCAGCATATTGACGTTTTTTAAATACTCGTATCATTTCACCAAGAAGTTCATGGTCTATTTCTTGGCCAATGTTTTCACCGTTCATTCTTGAAGACACTTGACCAAGGGCCAAAGTCTTGAACGGTTTACCAATGGTTAAGCCTTCGGGCAAGTCATAAGATGGTTCTCTAAGGTTGGTGAGCTGGATTGCTTCACCATAAGCACGAAGTGCTGTTTGCTTTTCATCTGCTCTTTTCATTTGGTTCACAACTTTCCTTGCAAAAGAATAACCAGCGTCACCGCCCCAACCTTGCCAAGCCTGCCACCCCTTCCCTTGGTCGCTCCAAGTTGAACCTTTTTTGTCAACTTCATGGCGAGTGAAGTAGGCAAGCATACGCTTCACCGTTTCGGGAGAAAGTGTTTTGCCATTGGCTAGGTCTCTAGCTCTAGCAATTCCCACAGGTGTCATACCACGCTGTGAAGGTGGCTTTGTTGCTCTGACTTCCAAGGCACGTTTGGCAGCGTCTTGTGCTCCCTTTGGTGGTGTGAAGTCAATATGGCTGTATTTGTCAGGTATGGCCAAGGCTTCAACCTTGGCTTCAACTCTTTGTCTGTGGCCTTTGGGTAAAAGGTCAAGGTCGGTTGTGTAAGACTTCTTTCTCTCACCTGTACCAACCAACTTGAGAAAGGTTCTTACTCTTGCCAATGCCCATTGTGTCCTTGTCATACCTGGTCGATGACTAACAGAAAAAGCACCTGCACCACGTCTAAAGACTGCCTTCAATGTGCCAAGGTCCACTTGCTTAGACTGAGACTTGTATCTTTTATTGTGTCGGTCTCTTAGGTTCTCAAGTGCTTTGACTGCACTATCACCAATTTCTATCCCACCTCTTGAACCCGAAGCACTACCTTTGGGATTGGTCTTACTTCCCTTGATTTGGTCCTTCTTGGGTGCTGGTGTTTGTGCTTCTGTTCTAGCCATTGCGTCTTCTCCTAATGAGTTGTTCAGCAAGTGAAGCTACACCACCACGGCCGCTAATAGAGGAAGTTCTTTCAATGGCTGTTCTTTGTGCATCTTCGGGTAAATCACCTGCACCAAGACGTTCTCTGATTGCTCTTTCAAGCTCATCATCGGGTGTGAGTAAACCACTTTGCACAAGGCCAGGTAACATTCCCAATGATTCTGCAAGGTCATCTGTGTCAAGACCTGTGTGAACTAGCTTTGGAAGTTTGGAGGGGTCGACCATTCCAAAGTTCCAACGGATCAAGCGGCCAATAGTTCCACCACCTCTTCGATCAACTCCACTGACTTGACTTGCTACAAGGTCACAAAGGTTGATTGCTGCCCTTCTGAAAACAGACAGATGAACTTCACCAACACTTCTTGCTCCTGTCTCAGTGTTGCCAAGGTCTGCAAACTGAGTGAGGAAGGCTGCACTGATTTGTCCATCACACTTGGTTATGATGTCTATTGGTCCACTTGCATATAAGTTGGGCTGTACTGCGTAAGTGTCAAAGCTAACAGCACCATTTTCTACCAAATAGCTTTGTTCTGCACTGATAAAACTTTGGGCCTGTGCTTCGGCATCATCAAGCATTGCATCAATATCACCATCTGTTAAGCCTAGCTCCTCAGCTTTGG